GTAATGAAAACTCTGTCAACAAAGAATTTTTTGACGAAGGTAATGAAATTCAAAGACAGAAATATGGTGAAAGCTTTCCGTGGAACTCTACGAAGAAACCGATACAGATAAACGAACCTATTTTCATAGGACCGGGAATTCAATTAGTATGAAAACAGCATTAATTACGGGTGTCTCAGGATACCTTGGATCACATTTAGCTAAATCCCTTAAAAACTCAGGATGGAAGGTTGTAGGTGTTGATATAAAACACACCGACAATCGTTATGTTGATTTGTTTCATCCTTGTGACATAAAAGATGGTGAATCATTACATTTACTTTTTGATAAGGTGAACATCGATGTGGTGTTTCATTTGGCAGGAAGAATCGAAGTTGGTGAATCAGTAAAATATCCACAAACATTTTTTGTTAATAATACACACGGAACAAATGTCCTTTTAGATGTTATGAAGTTTTGGGGTGTGAATAAAATTGTTTATTCGTCTACCGCAGGTCTTTACAAATCCAAAGATACACGAATAAGTGAAGATGATGAATTAAACCCAATGAACAATCCTTATGCAGCAAGTAAATATTCTGCTGAATTGGAGATTCGTCTTTCTGGTGTGGAACATGTTATCTTCCGTTATTTCAATCTCGCTGGTGCGGATCCTGAAAACGAAATGGGTGAGTGCCACGAACCAGAAACACATTTGATTCCTAGGATTCTCCAAAATCTAAATAATTTCACTATTTACGGAAATGATTATGAAACGCCTGATGGAACTTGCGTCAGAGACTATGTTCATGTAAGTGATGTTGCCGATGCACATGTTTTGGCAGCAGAACATTTAGTAAATGGTAAACAATCTCAAATTTTAAACTTAGGAACTGGAAGAGGTTATTCGGTGCAAGACATTGTTAACCTGGTTAAAAAAGTAACCGGGCAAGATGTAACATTCAGGTATGAATCCAGACGGGCAGGTGACCCTCCTTTCCTATTTGCCGATGTGTCTTTAGCCGAAAAGGTCTTGACTTACCGACCTAAGCATGATATAATCTCTATTATTCAAACCGCTTATAACTGGCATACAAGACATGACAATACCTAAAATACACGATATGGCGCTTGGCGCCGATGACCTTATTGGTCTTGGTTTACTTAAAAATCACATCCATGTTCTCAATGGCGAAATCGATGAAGATAATATCAAAGAAGCAATTAAGTGGATTATTTTTGAGAACACCGATGATAAAGATAAAGAACTTACACTCTATATCAATTCAGCGGGTGGAAGTTTGTGTGATGCTTTTGCGTTGATTGATATCATGCGTAGTTCTAAATATCCGATTCGAACCATTGGAATGGGAAGTGTAATGTCAGCCGCATTTATGATTTTTGTAGCAGGTGACAAAGGTCGTAGATATATTGCAAAAAACACAAGCATTCTCTGCCACCAATTCTCAGAAAACACCGAAGGTAAGTATCACGACCTTAAAGCATCTTTGCGTGAAAATGAAAATATGAATAATCGTATGGTCGAACTTATCAAAGAATGTACCGATTTATCCACTAGAGTTATTAAGACTAAACTTTTACCGCCAAGTGATGTTTGGTTGACTGTGGATGAAGCAGTAGAACTTGGCATTGCAGACCATATCCTCTAGGAGGTTTTTTAAAAATTCAAAATGTTAGGCGGAAAGAAAGTCTATAAACCAACAAAAACGAAGTTTAAAAAACATGAAGAAAATTTCTTCATTACAAAACAAAAAAAGAAACACCATGATAAATCAACTTATAGGTTGTTGAAGCAACAAGAGAAAGATGAATATGTCGTATAGAGAAATGTTACTCAAGCAAATCCGTGAATTAGAATTAAAGATAACGGAAGCACAAGGCGATAAAGCGGTTTTAGAAAAAGAATTAAACCGTTTACAGATTGCCGAATTTGAGGAAGAAATGCGAGAATCGAGCGAACAACGCCTCCTCAAAGGTTAGTGCCCACTAACTTGGTGTTGCAAAAAAACAACACCAGCACTTGACAATTCCATCCTTCCGTGATAGGATGTATGAATGATGAAAATTCTAAAAGAAATCACGGTATGGAACGGTATTGAATACCGACCTCCGAACCACACTTATCTCCTGAATTCAAAAAATCAAATTGTCGCTTTTGCAAAATGGCATGGCGATGAAATTGATGAATTAAAATCCCGAATGGTATTGAATAAAAGATACCGCAAGTTTGAAGAAACCAAACATTCGGGTTTATCCAAACTAATTTCAAAATACAATACCGAAAATATACCCGAAGAAAAACGGGAAGAATTTAAACCCGTTTATGAAAGAACCTTTAAGGTAAAATCTAAAGGAAATGAATATATTGTCGGATACTCAAAAAACCAATTAACCTGTTCCTGTATAGGATTTGGTTATCGTAGGAAGTGCAAACATGCTGATGTTGTTAAAAAGCAACACTTTCCGAGCGTGCAGGCATCTGCTGGTTGACAATTCGGCAGATATCCGTTATACTTGTTCCATAATGATTGATAAGGAGTTGTTATGAAATTCGATGTTTTTCAAATTAATCTTTCCGATGAGGAAAATAGTGTTCCGATGATTCGTGAAACCTACTTGGACACGATTATGAAACCTAATGCTAGTGCGATTTTAAAAGCAAAAGTATTTTATAAAAAAGTAGCGACAATTGACGCTACCTCGTTTAATGATGTTTTCGAAATTGGCAACATTGGTCCTGAAGAAAAAATTCAAAGAATCGACCGTATGCATTCCGTCTCCGTTGGTGATGTAATTGTGAGTGAAGATGGTATTGCAAAATTTGTTGCACCTATCGGTTTTCAAAATGTGGAGTTTGTATGAGCAAGATGAATGATTTTGTGGTCACCTCTGTGGTGAATAATTTGGTAAATATGTCCGATAAGGACTTGCAAGAAGTTGCGGTGTTGTTGGTGAATTTTCCCAACGGCGAAAAATTGGCAGACCTAATTGGTTTTGCCTTGTTTGATAAAAATGTGGTAGAGAATGAAACGGAAATTGTATGATTAGGACAGTTTTGGGTTTTCTACTGGTGTTTGGTGCAGTTGGTGGCATGGATGCACAACCTCTTGCCTCGAATGCCGTGTTTGCCTCACAAATCGGTTTTGCCGTGTTAGGATTGGTACTCATGTATTTCGGTACCAAAAAAATTGCAAATCAATGATTATCTATACCCATCAAAAATCAAAAAAGCGTAAACCAAATGCGAAACAGCGTGAGCTGTCTCGCTCTTGGGAAGAAATGCTTAAAAAATACGAAACCAAAAAAGTAGTCAAAGTGACAAATAATGTAAAACCGTATTCTACGCCAAAACCATATGTGCGAGAGACACCAAAATATCCAAGTTTGAATTCTGGACTTGGTACTTGCACCAAACCTGTTCATGGCAAAGTTTACACTGGCGACAAAATGAAAGGTATTGGCACTTTACACAAATCCAATGCTGTGCCAATTTTTACGGATGAAGAAGCAATAGACCAAGCGAATATGCGAAGATAAAATGGATGAGAATAAAATGCAAAGAATAAGAATGGTTTTAACAAAAAATCAATTAATGACCTTTGTTGGAGGTCTCCACGAAATGCAATTAAAAATGGTTGATGATGCCGTGGATTTGAAAGAAAAAGATGGTTTTCCAGAAGCTAATGCGGTCATTGATTATATACGCAAAAAAACCATTGGAAATCAATAAGTTAGTGGGCACTAACATTTTGTTGTTTTTTTGCAACATATGTTCCGAAGCTGGTTGACAATTCGGCATTTTCATGTTATCCTATGCTTGTTGAGAATGAAAAAGGCACTTAAATTATGAAATTATTATCTACTGGCAATCCAAAAATTCTAAAAGGTTTGAAGCAAGGTTTCAATACTTACATTATGCACCTTGCACCAGCAAATCTTTCTGGTTATGAAACCTGTCCAAAGCGTACCGCTGGTTGTACCGCTGCCTGTTTGAATACTGCTGGTCGTGGTGGTATGTTTAAAAAAGGCGAAAATACTAACGCTATTCAAAAAGCGAGAATTCGCAAAACCAAAATGTTTTTCGAAAATCGTACCGAGTTTTTTACTCAATTGGTAAAAGATATTGAATTAGGTATCAAGCAAAGTGCTAAAAAAGATTTGGTTCCTGTTTTTCGTTTGAATGGTACAAGCGACCTTTCTTTTGAAAAATACGAAGTGATTCGGAATGGCAAATTATTCCGTAATATTTTCTCCGCTTTCCCTGAAGTCCAATTTTATGATTACACCAAAATTCTTGGTCGTAAGGTAAGTGAAATTTCAAATTATCATTTAACATTTAGCGCTGCTGATGGTAATGATATCGATGTGACAAAAGCGGTTGCACAAGGTTATAATGTTGCGGTTGTTTTTGGTATCAAAAAGACTTTACCAATGCCTGAAGATTATGTTGGTATGCCAGTTTTCAATGGTGATGATTCTGATTTGAGATTCTTAGACCCGAAAGGTGTTGTGGTTGGTTTGTATGCCAAAGGTAAGGCGAAAAAAGACACCTCTGGTTTTGTGAAGTATCCTACTTTTATGATGAAGGCAGCTTAATATGAAATTTGCTACTTATAGAGACCGTGATAATTATGATACCCGCCATGGTGGTCCTTTTGACCGTGGTTCTGCTGATAGTTATTATCATCGTGGTATTACACCGCATTATTATGTTGAAGGTACTTCAACCTCTCCTAGAATTGAAGAAGTCCAAATGACAGAAAAAGAAATTTCTGATTATATGGCAGGTTATGAATGGAATGAACAGTTTGGTGATAAGAAAGATTGGGGTTAAAATTATGTTGACTAAAGATATTAAAAACGGCGACCGTTTTCAATTGCGTAATGGTTGGTTTGGCACCATGAAAGATAATGGTCGTGGTGTGTCTCGTTTGGCTGAAATTGAAGGTGTTTTTACTGAAATTGGTTCGGTTTATTCCTTTGAAATTGAAAAAGTTTTTAAAGGCGAACAAGTTTTTTCGGTTGAATTAACTGATAAAGAAAAACAAGTCCAAAGAATGAATGAGGAGATTTTCGGATGATTATTGATTTTACTGACAAAGAATTGGATATTATTTTTGAGTGTTTAGATGAGCGCAGAATGTGTTCGGATGATGAGGAAGAAATTCTCTTGATTCATTCTGTTTTTGATAAACTTTATCAGGAGTGTAATAATGGTAATTCGTAAAAAATTAAATGAAACGCCTGTAATTGATTTGACAGGTCCCGAAGGTAACGCTTTTTGTTTGATGGGTTATGCTAAAAAATTTGCTCGACAGTTAAACCTTGATGGCGATAAAGTGATTGAAGAAATGAAAAGTGGTAACTATGAAAATTTGGTGAAAGTTTTTGATAGTTATTTTGGTAATTATGTGATTTTGGAGAGATAAGATGGGAACTCGTAGTTTGACTTTTGTGTATGATGGTAAAGAACCTATGATTAATATGTATCGCCAATATGATGGTTATCCGTCAGGTCACGGAAGTAATTTAGCAGAATTTCTAAATTCGTTTGATGCTATTGTGAACGGCATATCTGTTGGTGATAACCGTAAAATTGCAAATGGTATGGGTTGTCTTGCCGCTCAATTGATTGCACATTTCAAAATTGATGTTGGAGGATTTTACATGTATCCTGTAACCGCAAAAGATTGTGGACAAGAATATGAATACCATGTGTATGAAAATAAAGTGGTTGTGAAGAATCCAACCGAAGTGATTTTTTCTGGCACATGGAGAGAATTTAATGAATTTTGTTCTGCTGAGGAATTAGCATGATTTTAAATTTGAATGATTTTAGTTCTCCTGGTTTTTGTTCTTTGTATAAAAGTATACCAATGGTGAAATATACATCGAAAACCAGGAAGTTGATTCGCAATGTTATTGGGCAACCTGTGCGATTCAAATTTCGGGGACCTCGACCAAAAAAGTATGGAAGGTCGGCACCTACCCGTCAAAGTGGTTGCCTAAAAGAAGATGCGGTAACATTTTCGGTATACTTGCGATAAGGTACTTGACAATTGTTCCGTGTTGTGTTATACTGTTATTTCTAAATTGATAAAAGGAGTTTTATATTATGGCTCGTGGTAAATCTGATAAACTTGCACCGTTTCAAAAATTGATGACCGTTATGGTATCTGGCAAAGCAGTAACGATTGAAGAAATCGATGCCACCCTTGGCAAAGAGATTCATATGTATCGTTTATCAACCTATATCTGGTTGATGAAAACTAATGCCAATGCTGTGGTTAAGGCAATCAAAGATGGTCGTAAAATCACCGCATATCAAATAATGAATGTGGCTGATGTGAAAGATTATTTGAAGCGTGTTGGCGCAACATCGTTTACACCTGGTCAATCACAAAAGATTGTCAAGGCTAAAACCAAGGCTGCAGCTGCACCTAAGGTTGCTAAACTGAAAGATTTGAAAGCACAACCTGTTGCTGAAGAAGTGACAGAAGAAGTTATGGAAGTAACCGAAGTTACTGAAAAAGCAGTTGCTTAATTTTTTAAAGATGGGGGAGTTGCGAGACTTCATGGCGAGCTGTCAGTCGGAGATGCCGAGTTCTATGAACTTTCAAAATGGATCGTCCGCAGTAAGTCTCATAGAGGCGAGGTCCGCTAATTCTTAAACAACAGCGACTATCGGGAGATAGCCAGCGTGCCCCTTATCTTTAATTTAGTGAAGTGAAAATATTATGAGTGTATTAGATTTAAAAATGAGACCTTTAACGGTGTTTGATGCTTCAAATAATGCTCATAGAGAGTATTATGCAGAATTTGTAAGAAGAAAAACATGGGGATATTGTCCAGTTAGATTTGCGGTTGAAGGTACAAGCCAAACAGACTTGGTCACTTACATAGAACGGTGTTTGGTTGATTACTATACAATGAAAGAATTCAAAGTAAAGAATACACTAAGATGAATGAAATTGAAAAAGAGATAATGTTAATTGCACAGGAAGAATGTGCAGAAGTGACACAAGCAATTAGCAAGTGTTTTCGATTTGGTTTTGATTCTGAATATAATGGTAAAACCAATCATCAAAGATTGACCGAAGAGGTTGGAGATTTACTTTGCATGATTAATTTGATGATTGAAAAGAAGATTGTTCCAGAAATGGCAACATACAATGCTTCTTTAGCAAAAAGAACAAAGCTTCAACAATGGTCAAATATTTTTGAAGGTGAGAAAGAGGTACATTAATGAATTGGGTTCTTGTCGTTTGGTTAGCCTCGTCAAATAATTATACGATTTATGAAAAGTTTCCTACACAAGAATCGTGCATGGAAAAACAAGTAACGGTTACAAAGGCATTAAATCAGGCAGATTCAAAAATGAGAACTGAATGTCGAAAAAGGAAACCAGGCGATGTTTTTAATAAAAGTGATATTGTTGTTACAAGGTACATATTAAGATGAATGATTACCTCAAATATAGCGGTGCCTCTGTTATAATTCAGTTGAACCCTTTACATTGGAAAGTTTTACCGTGGTTCAGAAAAGAAATCAATGAATGGGCGACAGAAAATGAAAGAACATATAGTTTTACATTTCTGTTTTTAACGATTAGAGTTTGGATTGATGATGGGAGTTGGTAATGAAGTATTATAGTGAATTGTCAAATATTGAAACGCAAATCATTCGTTTGGATGCAATGTCAAGCGTCTTGCGTGTAATTTCTAATGGTGCAGAACATTCAAGTGATGAGGATGTAAGAAATGCACTTTGGTACATTGAAGGTTCGATTGAAGATATCCATGATTCTTTGTATGCTCGATTTAATGAATTGTGGGAGGTGGTTCGTGATGATGATACACCAAAAGAAAAACATAAAGGTGGTATGAAAAAGAAAAAGATGATGACCGATAGGGAACTACCATGAACATATTCTATCTTGACCGACATCCAAAAACCTGTGCAGAAATGCATTTGGACAAACATGTGGTTAAGATGATTATTGAATATGCACAACTTATGTCCACGGCTCATCGTGTTCTTGATGGTGAAGAATATTTTGATAAGACCGCAAATGGTCGAAAAATTAAGCGTTGGCGTTTACATGATGACCGTGAAGGTCGTTTGATGAAAGCATCACATGTTAATCACCCATCAGGTGTGTGGGTTCGTGCCAATGTAGCAAACTACGGGTGGTTGTTTACAATGTGGGAATTCTTGTGCAAAGAATATACTTTTCGTTATGGTAAACAACATGCCTGTAGCCGTTTATTGGATTGTTTGAATGTGACACCAAATAAAATACCTGGTGGTGATTTTTATCCTCCCACGCCTGCGATGCCTGATGAATGTAAAATTGCCGGTGATTCTCTCGCCTCTTATCATAAATATTATATTGAAAGAAAAATACATTTTGCTAAATGGACAAAGCGACCAGTACCTAACTGGTTCGCAAATGCGGTGACTAATAATGCCAACATACCAATTTCGCAACACCCAAACTGATGAAGAATTTGAAGTCTTGATGAAGATTTCAGAGCGTGAAGAATATCTAAAAAATAATCCACACATTCAATCAATTATAACTGCACCTGCTTTGGTGTCAGGTGTTTCAACTTCTAACTCCAGAAGTGGTCGTGTTCCATCTGGATTCAATGAGGTTCTTTCTAAGGTCGCAGAAGCACATCCAACCTCTAAGGTTGCACAAAGATTTGGAAAGAAATCAATCAAACAAGTAAAGACGGAACAAATCGTCAAAAAACATCTAGGATAACCGAAGTGAATTTTAACCATGTAAAACTAGATGCCTTAAATTTTGAATTAGAATCTGTAACAACCGAAAGTGGTAGAACATACAAAACGCCAACAGGCAATGTTTATCCGTCTATTACTACGGTGTTATCATCGTATAACAAACAAGCTATTTACGAATGGCGACAAAGAGTTGGTGAAGAAGAGGCAAATCGCATATCTCGCAAAGCATCAGGTCGTGGCACCAAATTGCACAATACTGTTGAAAAGTATTTACTCAATGAAATGTCACCACTTCAAATGCACTCAGTAATGCCTGATACAAAAGAATTATTTTTGAAATTAAAACCTTTTTTAGATATTAATGTAAATAACATTTATGGCATCGAACAACCCTTGTTTAGTGATGAATTACGCCTTGCTGGAAGATGTGACTGCATTGGAGAATGGAACGGAGAAATCTCCATCATTGACTGGAAGACCGCAAATTACTCCAAAGAGAAAGACCAAATTGCCAATTATTTTATGCAAGCCTCAGCCTACGCAGAAATGTTTGGAGAACGAACAGGCATTTCCATTAACCAAATCGTAATTGCAATTGCCGTAGAAAATCAACAACCTCAGATATTCATAGAGGACAAAAAACATTACCTGGCAGGATTGAATAAATATATTGACAAGTATCATAATATCTGATACAATATTGTTTTATGTGGTGGTACGAACCGAGTATTCGGTAGCAAAAGCGAAAGCTGACCATCACACCTAATTCGTTGAAGGTAATTGAAAGGTGTTCTGGACTCGGGTTCGATTCCCGACACCTCCACCAAAAGGAGATATGATTGAAACCATATGAAGTAATAGTAATCACACTATTAACAATTTTGATTTTGGTTCATGTCTTTTTTTGATGGGGGTGACCTGGTCTCGACAGGGCAATGAGTAGAAAACTGGAGAATCGTCAGACAAGGCGTAAAAATCAAAACAAAGTAAACGCAAATGACGAAAGATTTGCTCTAGCCGCTTAAGGATAGATGAGGTTTCGCAGAGTGTACCTTATTACCCAATCACTCTGCAAGAATTCTATGGCAAATTACAAAAGAAAAAAATCAAAACGAGTTTGTAAGTGTACCTTGTGTACCAAATTTCGTTGGTTAGGTAATTCGTTACAAAGAAAAAGAATCTCTGATATTCGTAATATTGATAAAGTGAAAAGTTATGAAGATTTACATCAATAAGTATAAAGACCATTGGATTAGTCCATATACAATTTTAGACTACATGTTCTTTTGGACAGACTGGTCAAAATGCAGCCGCAATAGTAACATTCAATCTGCATTGGATGAATTGGATGGTAAATACAAATACATTGAGCATCCTGAATGGGTTGAAAAATGGTCCGACCGTTTAACACCTATCAGTAAAGCAATTCAATGGGTCTGGGATAAAATTGACCGCAAAATTAATTATGTGAAGATTGATAAGTGGGATACTTGGTCAATGGACCACACCCTTTCATACATCATTCTTCCGATGTTGAAACAATTGCGAGACACCAAACATGGTGCACCTCATGTTGACGATAAAGATGTACCAGATGAATTAAAATCTACATCCGCACCACCAAAAGAAAACGAATATGATACGGATGACAATCATTTCAAAAGATGGGATTATGTCCTCGATGAAATGATTTTTGCATTTGAACACAAGGTCGATGATTCTTGGGAAGAAGCTTACCGAGAAGGTGATATTGATATTAAATGGGTGCCTGTTGACAAAGATGGCAACGAAGTACCAAAGGGTGAACACAAGTTTTACCAGATGGCCGATGGACCAAAGAACACATTCAAATGTGATTATGATGGTATGCAAAAGGTCCATGACCGTATGCAAAATGGTTTCCGTTTGTTTGGCAAATATTATCAAGGATTGTGGGATTAAAATGGATAGAGATTTAAGTTCGTATGTTTTAGTTTTAGAGAATTGGTTGGACAAAGAAAATTGTAAACAAACTATTCGTGAAATGGAAAATGCCAATTGGCAACAGCATGTGTTTTATGATGTGCATACCGGAACAAATAATACAAGAAGCGGAAGTAAAGAGTTGGATGTTGCTTGGGGGAAAAATTTGTCAACACAACCTTATATCATGCAGAGAATATGGGAAGCATATAAAGAATATTTGACACATTTAAATTTTCCTTGGTTTGATAGTTGGAAAGGATACTCAGAAGTTCGATTTAACATGTATAAAGAAACTAGAGTTATGGCCGAACATTGTGACCATATTCATTCCATGTTTGATGGTGAAAGAAAAGGCATTCCAACAATGACTTTTTTAGCGGGACTAAATGATGAATACACCGGTGGCGAACTTGTAATGTGGGGTGATGAAGTAATTCCAATGGGAGAAGGAACCGCAGTTATATTTCCGTCTTGTTTTTTATATCCACATAGAGTTGAACCAGTGACGACAGGAATAAGATATTCTTGTGTTTCTTGGGCTTGGTAATTACTAAATATAATACTGGCACCACACACTCGCCAGTATAACACACACAGGAGAAAACTATGTCAAACATGACACCTTTTGAAATCCGTCTGGATTTATTGAAAATGGCTCAGAGTATGCTTGAAACCGATTATTACGGCAAGCGTGAGCAAATCGCAAACGAATACGCTACAAAGTGTGAGGTTGCGAAAATACATGGAAGTGAAATACTGGCCCATCCAGGATTCCCTCCATATCCTAGTGAAGCTGATATTATTGCCAAAGCGCAAATTCTAAACGGCTTCGTTTCACAAATCCCCAATACTACACAAGAAAAGACTAGCAAAAAGTCCACCTGATACGGGATTGGACCGCGGATTTTAGCATCTGCGGTCCTTAACTAATTAAGGAGAATTATGCAGGTTCGCATATTAATTACCTTTGTTGTTGCATTTATGATTTTGAGTTTTAGTGTTGCTATGGCAAATTTTGAAAGACCAAGTATGCCATACAAAGCATATTACAACAACTTAACAGAAGATACAAAAAAAGAAATTGAATGTTTAGCGGAAAATATTTACTTTGAAGCAGGTCACGAGCCTGATATAGGTAAAGTTGCCGTAGCATTTGTCACCATCAATCGTGTAAAAAGTAGTCGCTTTGAATCCGATATTTGTAGTGTCGTAAAACAAAAAATGGCAGGTGTTTGCCAATTTTCATGGTACTGCGAAGAAAGACCTAAGGCAATGTCGCAAGGTAAGGTCTTGACAAATAGTAACAATTCATTGTATAATGACATTAGAAATTTGGCGATATATGTTTATGCTAACTATGAAAGAATTGAGGACCCAACACACGGCGCTCTATTCTATCATGCAGATTATGTGAGTCCAAAATGGAAAAACATGGAAAAAACAGCAGTAATAGGCAGACACATTTTTTACAACAGAAAGGACTTAAAACAACTATGAACGCAAAGGTATCAGATTTAATTAAGTTAGATTCGACATTTGTTATTTGTTTGACATTAATTCTTTTAACCACAGTTGGAAGTATGTCGTATTATTTCATTAAAGATAGAACATTGATGGCAGGAAATATTGATGGTGCGATAGCAAAGGGAATTGACCCACTATCTGTCCGTTGTTCGTATGCCAAGAGTGATGATTTAATTTGTGTTGCATTTGCGGCTTCAGCACAATCTCATAATGTAGCATCGTCCGCTAAAAAATAAAAAAGGAGTTTTTGTTATGGCAGTTCAACAGTTGAGCATTAATCAACTATCGCAACCAGACCGTGAAAAGTTGTTTAAAATCGTAAAAGAATGTTCCGATTCAATGACACGAATCGAAGGTGAAAACGATTTTATTCGGGAGAGTATTGCAGAGACCGCAAAACAAATGCAATTACCTAAAAAACTGGTTGCGAAGTTGGTGAGAGTTTATCACAAGCAAAACTTTGATGAAGAAGTTGCTGTGAATGAACAATTTGAAAATCTATATGAAAGTGTGGTGAAATAATGTCTAAATTTACTTTTGTTTGTCAGGAAGAATCTATGCCTTTTGTGCATAGCATTCAATCTAAAAGAACCGTTGAGTTCAATGCAGAAACATTGGATGATATTTTGAATGAGTTTGAAATGTTCTTGCGTGGTGCAGGATTTCATTTTGAGGGTCATTTGGATTTCGTAAATGAAGATGATTTTATTCAATTTGAAAATGAAGAAGATGACCTCGAAGAATCAAAACAAAGATGGAATGCCACAGTTCATTCATTGATGAATCCTCCTAAATTTCGTGCCAATGCAACCACTTGCGAAGTGTGCGGATTGAACAAAGAAATGATGGCAACACATCATTGTTATGACGATAATTGTCCTGTTCACGCACCACAATCAGTATGTAAAAGTGAAGAATAATGCCAACAAAAGATGAAATGGCGAAGTTTGCCAAAGCCATTGACGCTCTTGTTTCCAAAACTGATTACAATCACATAGAAGCGATTGTAGAATACTGTAAACAAACTGGACTTGAAATAGAAGTGGCGGCAACATTAGTAAACGCCAATTTAAAATCTAAGTTGGAAGGTGATGCTATGGATAATAACATGTTGAAAGAGAAAAGTTCTCGTTTACCTTTATGACTGGTTATGAAACATTTGGAATATACGAATCTTTAAAACTACATTTCTCAAAGGACACATACGATTTTTTCAAATACAATGGTAAAACAAACCATTCGGTTCAGTCCTTTGAAAATCGTAAAGACAAGTATCATTTCTATAAACTTTCCCGAAAGTATACCAACAAGGATGCCTTAATAGATTTCTTGGTTGCCAACTTTCTGGAAGACGATAAAACATGGGTTGGTAAACTTTTAGAAGAAGATGCTGATATAAGATATCGTAATCGTCAAAAAGTCGTCCAAAGTCTTTCCTATGCGTTTGAGAATGATTGTAGAACAGTCTTTGAGAATCTAAGTGATCCAAATGAGGTCATCAAAACGGATGGCGATTACCCGGTATTATTGACAAAGGCATTACGCAAAGAGATTACAATTGAAACTTTGGTGATACTGAATAAAATTCTAAATTTCTTTCCGATGTGGGATAAAAAAATCACCGATACAATTCGTTGGCCTGATTTTAGGCGTAAATGTGAAAAGTATGCCTCATTTTTACCACAAGATGTTGTAAAATTCAAGTTGATATTGAAAAAGGTTTTGGAATGAAAAAATTATACCTTGATATGGATGGCGTTCTCTCTGATTTTGAGGGTGCATTTTCTGGTCATTATGGACCTGACACCTTAAAGAACCGAGAAAAAAAGTTATGGACAGAAGAATGGCCTAATTTCATTTTAGAGAAAAAAGGATTCGAATCTCTTCCTTGGTGGCCAGGTGGCCAAGAAATGGTCAAGTTTGCAAAAGAACTTGCCAAGAAAGGGATTGAAGTAGAAATTCTGACTTCATCTGGTGGTGAAAAATATCACAATGAGGTGAAAGAGCAGAAGATTGCTTGGTTAAAGAAAAATGGTATTGCATTTAAACCGAATGTTGTGCCTGGTCGTAAACATAAGAGAGATTATGCAGGACCTGGCATTGTTTTAGTTGATGATACCTTAGATGTTATTCAAGCATTTAATAAAGCAGGCGGTATCGGCATACATCACAAAGATTTGGGCGATACTATTGAAAAAATAAAAACCCTGCTTGCATGAACACTAAATATAAGATACATTATGTTTATGTGAATAAGTCGTTTATATACCGTTAATACTCCGTTTATACGAAAGGAAATACAATGAGTAGTTTTGCAAATTTAAAGCGTGGTCGCAATGACTTCGCTAAACTCACAAAGGCTATTGAAGCCACAACCCAAACCGCTGAAAGCGGATCCAAAGAAGATACCCGATTCTGGCAACCTGAAGTAGATAAAGCAGGTAACGGCATGGCTGTTATTCGTTTTCTACCCGCACCTGCCGCTGATGGTGATGATGCTCTACCTTGGGTTCGTGTGTTCTCTCATGGATTTCAAGGTCCTGGCGGTTGGTTCATTGATAATTGTTTGACAACTATTAATGAGAAATGTCCAGTTTGTGAACACAACAATACATTATGGAATTCTGGCATTGAAGCAAATAAAGATATTGCTCGTAAACAAAAACGAAAACTATCTTATATTGCGAACATCTTGGTAGTTTCTGACCCTGCCAATAAAGAAAATGAAGGACAAGTCCGTCTTTTCAAATTTGGTAAGAAAATCTTTGATAAGATTACTGAAGCAATGAATCCAGATTTTGAAGATGAGAAAGCAGTCAACCCATTTGATATGTGGGAAGGTGCCAACTTCAAGTTGAAGATTCGTAATGTTGAAGGTTATCGTAATTATGATAAATCAGAGTTTGCGGAAGTATCTGCACTTTTTGATGGTAATGATGAAAAACTTGAAGCACTTTGGAAATCAGAACATGGTATTAAAGAGTTTGCTGAAAAGAAACAATTTAAACCTTATGAACAGTTGAAATCACGCCTCGACAAAGTTCTTGGTTTTGATGGTACTGCCTCTGCAACAAAGACCAAAGCAGTTGATTCAGTTGTTTCTTCAATTAAAGATGAAGATGTGTCCATGATTGATAAATCGATTGGTGATGATGAAGATTTGGACTATTTCAAATCTCTTGCAGAACAAGATTAAGTAATTAATCTCTTTCTTCCAACCCGGCCTTGCGCCGGGTTTTTAACTGGCGTTAACGCTTAGATTATTTGTTCTTTCTATATTCACAACAGAAGGATTTCCAACTTTACCTTGTTGTCTCTGTAACATAGCTAATTTGGAAGATTCTTTAGTTAATCCTAAAACTTCTCCAGTTTGTAAATCTTTGTCACTTAAAAAATTTCCATAATATTGGTCCGCAATCATTCTCACCGGCTTATCACCCATTGCAATAAGTGTTGGTGCTGCGGTTTTTAAAGGATCCCATGTGCTTTCTTTATGTTGGTTATAGTTATCTTTATTTCGATGTTCAAAATGTAAATGTGGACCTTTACTCTGTCCTGTATTACCCATGAGACCAATTATTGTTCCGGGGTCAAGTTCTTGACCCTTTTTAACATTGATTTCATCCAAATGACCAAAACGAAGGAACTCATTGTTTATTGCTAAGGTAATCATATTACCATAACCATTCACCATACCTGCATTAGTTACTTTTGCATAAGTTAAAATTTGAATGGGTGATCCACGAGGAATTCCCGCATAATCAACTCCATAGTGAAATTGAGGTGGCGCTAAAGTTCCATCTTTATTTTTAAATTGTCTCATTCCATATTTTGATGTTACTACCGCCTGGCCTTTAGTAGTTGGATATGTTACATTTTCATCACCAGAAGTTTTTTCCTTTTCTTTTTTAGGTTCTTGCACAGGAGTCTTTTTTGGAGGTTGAGGTGCAGGTGTTGGTGAAGGAGTAGGCGCTGGTGCAGGCGGCGCAGGAGGAACTATTGGTGGTGGAAGTTTAGATACTTTTTCTTCTTGTTTTTTAATTTCTTTTTGTCTTCCTGAAATTAAAACACCGGTTATTGGATCATAAACTTCTTCATCCAAATCCTTTTCTTTCCAATTTAATTTCTCTATTTTTTCTTTCCAAATACTTCTTCTTTTTACCAATGCCTCTTTTTTCACATTTAATTCAGAAATTTCACCATCAAGTTTAGTGCCATCATCTTGCAATTGTTTAACATAGGCATCTCGTTCTTCTTTTTTACCTCTTGTTCGAACTTCATTTACATCAATACCAAAAACATCTAATGCAAGCCAATATTTTAAAGATTCTGCTTCGGTAACCAAAGTGTTTTTGGCCAAAGATAAAAATCTACCTATACCATCAATAGTTTTTATTGTTGCATCTTCTAAGGTGTTAAAAATTACTGATGCTTCTTCTTTGTTAATCAAACCAAAAGAAACTGCATTAAGAAAATCAATAGAGCCTGTTCTGAACCATTCATACCAATCAAAATTTACAACAAAATCTTTAAATTTTATCGCACCAGTTTTTACTCCATCAAAAGTATTTGAAATAAAAGTTCCAATATCAGAAACGGCAATAACCATACTGCCAATTGCAACCATTAAACCGCTTACCAATAAATTAATAATTTTAGAAAAAGAGAATCTACCTTCAGATTCATCTGTTGTTTTTTCTGATTTTTTAGGAAGTCTAACAAATAATTGTTGATTCGACCTAGCATCAGAAATTTCTTTACCTAAAATACCACCTTCCGCCGGTCGGCCGCCCTCTAATTTAACTAACTGTGTGAAACCTTTATTAATCTTTTTAAATTCTTGTGCAATGGTTTTAAAAGAAAGACCCATCTTAGCAAACACTTTTAAAGATGCCGTAAAGTCTAATTTTGTTTTCTCTTGTTCGGCTTTTGGTTTTTCTTCTTCTGAATTTTTCTTTTCTTCTGGAGATTTGATTGTTGTCGATTGCTTAGTTTGAGGTGTAGCTGATTGTTTTACCAATTCCTGAATAATTTTTTCTCTGAATGGTGTTAAAACAAAATCAGAATAACCAGGTTGAGTTGCAGCTTTCATTTGTTTTGACAACAACAAATCAGCCGCTTCTTCATTGGCTTTTTCTTTGACCCTTTTTAATTGTTCCTTCGTTAAATCTTTCCCACCATTTGACAAGATTAAACCAATTTGATTGGAATCTAAAAGTTCGTTGAATTTTTTATTATCCATTTACACAACTCTACTCAACAGGATTGAAGCATTATCAACTTTTTCAACATCTTTTTTAGGAAGATTTTTCGCCAACTTTGTATTATCGGTATGTTTAATGTTTACAACATCATATTCAACAGGTTTCTTTTGTTGACGATGACCCAAAAACATTTCTTTTGAATCATAAATTATTTTTTTACCAGTTGCAGGTTCAACAACAGTAAATGCATTAGAAAGTGTGGAGGTATCGGGACCACCAGTACCAATAGAAGCTACTGCGGCTTCAGCATATTTGGTTCCTTTTTCTTTTGCATGTTTAATTTGTTCTGCATAGTTTTCATCTTTAAAATAAGAATGACTTGCATTGAGACCTGCACCACCTCTGGCCACATTTAAAATGATAAATTTTAAAGCTTCTTCATCACTTTCAAATTTATTCATTCTTTCAATACCCAATTTTACTTTTTTTCCGCCAATGGAACTTGCAAGATACATTAAAGCGGCTTCGGCCGCAATTTTTGGATTTGATGATATCAAGTCTGGATTACTTTCAAGAGGTTGGTTAATTAAATTTCCAACCATTTTATAAGTGTTTTTAAATGTTATTTGTATGTAACCACGCCCACGGTATTTGTATCCATCTCCTGGTTCCGTATTACCCATTTTAAAGCCTCTTGGAGAATAAAGACCGTATGCTATATCATAAAATTTTTCGTTATCATAGAAAATTTTTAAAAGTTCGTCATCATCCATATATTTTCCACCATCCATAGTTTTAAGTTGTGGAAAAACTTCTCTGACTCTTTCTGGACCAGTTAAATTCTTTTTTGTGCCGTATTCATAAGTCCTAGACTTATCTTTTACTTGTTTTATATAACTTCCTGCTCCCATTTCTTTTGCAGATGGACTGATACCCGATTCTTTTGCTGATGTTTGAAGAATTGCTTTTAAAGCATGTTTGTTTGTAAGTCCAAGACTAATTAATTCTTTAACGAGAGTTTTTGCTCTCTCAAAGGTATCTTTTTCATCATCATTTAATTTTTGTTGTTTTGTTTTTTTCTTATCTTCTGGTTTTGGTGCTGGAGCCGGTGCTGGAGCAGGAGCCGGCTTTGTTGGTGCTGGAGCCGGTGCTGGAGCAGGAGCCGGCTTTGTTGGTGCTGGAGCCGGTGCAGGTTCTTCTCTTTTTACTTCTTGGCGTTTAGGTGGAGGAATTTCAGTCGGTTTTTTAGGAGGCATTTTATTTTCTGCCTGAGCAATTCTTCTCTCCGCTTCATATTCTTCTTTTTCTAGTGTATTAATTTTATCAACAAGACGGCGTTTTTTTTCAAATTTTTCTCGGTTACTATTTGCAAGACCTGTAATATATTCAGATTCTTTTTCAGCAGATTTTCTTGCATTTTCTTTTTGTTTTCTATCTTCTTCTAAAGCCTCTTCAACAATTTTCTCATATTCTTTTTCTTTACCATCAATATCAAAATCTTTTTTACTTTTTTCAAATATAGGTGTGATAATATTGTCTAACTTTTCGGAAATAAAGTTATAAGATATCTTCACTACATTTTTTATTTTTTCATATACAGTTTTAAAAAAGTTTGAAATGAAACCTCCTGCGCCATACATTTTATTGGCAATCAATTTTCTATCGAAAATACCAAAAGTAATACCTTCAATTATACCTGAAAAGAATCCAACAAACCCATTGCCTCCATCGGCAATTTCATCAATCGCTCCCATAATACCATCATATAAAACAAATCCCGCAGTAACAACAATTGCAACTATAGGAGCAAAAGGTCCTGTTGCGGCCGAACTGGCCATGATTGTTGCTAAACGGGCAGTTAAACGGGGAAGTGCTCGTTTAAAAAGTGGTCCTAACTTTTTAAGTAATTCAAATCCTTTTTTTAATAAACCTTTGACAAATGGTTTTCCTTTTTCTCTCCACCATTCAACAATAATTTTTTTAAAGTCTAATTTTTTAAAAAAGTTTTTAATTTCTCTTTTAAACCTGTTAATTGTTTTAACGAGTTTTTTAAAAATTTCATTTTTTCTTAACCGTAACATTACTTTTGTTGCAAGTTTTTTAAAGACTTGTTTTAATCTTTTTCGAATAAAGAAACCTAAAATACCTCCAGATGAATCGCCATCAGGGTCGGACTTTCTTACTTTTGATTCAATGTATTTTTCTTTACGAACACGAAAATTAATTGCTCTCTCATCTTCTTTTAAAAAGTGAGCATCTTCTTTTTCTCTTGCTTCAATACCAAACGCTCTCACCAAATTGATGATGTTTTGGTTAATTAAATTTAAATTGTGGGAGATTTTACCTAATAAAAGATAATTCTTGGCGGCTTTCTGTAATGTTTTATCGACACCAGAAACTTTACCCAAACTTACTTTAGATGTAAGTGTTTTCTTGATATCTAAGCCAAGTTCGCTGGAGTTCATTTTTTATTAAGCGGTTTTGAAATAAGAATCAATAAAGGAAGAATTATATGCATCAGCAATTTTAGAATCACCGCCAGCAAGTGTACCTTTATTGTTGTTTACAGTAGATGAGTTGACAATATTTCCCATATCAGGTCCAGAATCCATTCTTTGACCCTCTGCAACATCCGATGATAATTGTCCTAAAGAAGAACCCGATGTTCTTGGTGGTACACCATCTTCTGGACTTGGACTAACAGGACCAGCTGAGCTTGATGGTTGTGTACCTGAAGATAAATCTTTTGCAGGAGGTAATGATGGCGCACTAGGAGAAGATTCTGGTTCTTTACCAGAAATATTTAATCCTAATTGGCGTGCTATTGGGTCTTTTGATTCTTGTGTGGGTGAACTTTTAATCAAATTAATAATTCTATCACCATCAACACCTCTTGCATTTAATTCGGCACGAAGATTGGGTTCTTCAATTGGATTACCTTTCATGTCGGAGAATCCAGACATGGATTTAGGGTCTGGTTTTACACCAAACTTTTCAAGTAATTTGATTGCATCTGTTTTTGTATTTACCGGTTCTACTTGTTCCTGTCTATCATTTCTTCGTGGGTCATTTTCCGCAAAACTTTGACGAGCCGCTTGTGCCTGTTCGTTACTTAAACCAGATGTTACGGGTGCGGGCGGAGTTTCGGGTGTAGGTGAAGAACTTGGTGCAGATGGAGGTGTAGTTGCATCAGGTCTTGCTCTCTTTTTGAAAGGTCTAAAACCAGGAATCGTAATATCTGATAAACCTATTTTTTGTGTTTTACCACCAAGACCAGGTACCCAATCAGGAACTTTTATATCGAAAGATGCCTTTGAAAGTGGAATAGTAAACTTATCCCAACCAATATTATCTGACATCCAGTTTACTACTCTATCAAACATTTCCGTAAAGAATGTTATGATTGGTTTTAATTCTTCGGATAATTTGTTTAAACTTTCTCTCAGTTCTTTTTCACCAAATAGACCACCAGTAATAAAATCTAAGAAACTGCCAACACCTTTAATTAAAGTCTCTTTTACAATATCCGTTTCAGTAATCTTTTTCCAACCTTCTTTGATTGAATTAAAAAAACTCTCAACCCATTCCATAGGTTTGAAACTTTTTTCGAACCAAGTTGCAATATCAGAACCAAATGTAATTGCTGAACCAATAGCGGCCATCAATCCAAAAAAGATGAGTGTACCTAATTTTTTAATTGCACCCCAAATGGCACTTAAAATGCCACCACCCTCATCACCTGCGGCCGCCTTCATTGCGGTTTTAGGTTTACCATCTTTGTCAACTGCAACCGCTTTTGCTTCTTGTTTTTTTCTAGTAGCTTCTAATTCTGCTTCTCTTTGTTCTTCTGTCTTAAAGAATTTGTCGGCTTTTGTTGAAGTTTCTTTTGCTTTTAACTTTACCAACTTAACAACATTCTGACGAAGCACATTCACATCTCTCGCCATTCCAGGTAATGAAATGGAATTTTGAGCGATAATTTTAAGAAATCCTAAACTATCTTGGTTTATTGATGCTGATTCACCTTGGCTTTCTTTAGAAGATTTTGTAGAAGAATCTTTTTTAGAAACTTTAGAACGAACAAATGTGGAAAAAATATCTTTCCCACCAAAAAAACTTCGAATAGTTTTTTCTCTCAAATCACTTTCGTCTTTTGTTTTTTTAGTTTTACTAAAGTAATCTTTTAAGGCCATTTATCTTTTTCTCGTTTGTTTCTGTAATTCTATTCTTTGTTTTTCTTCTTCAAGGTGTTTAATCAATAATGCCAAGTAGATGTTTCTCTCCCAAGGCAACATGTTTTCAAGTTCAGTCAAACTATACTTGTGGTACTGCATTAAAGCAAAGTTTGTCTGATAGTAATTGCTCAAGGTATCATAACGAAATGTTAACCGAAAAAACTTTGTAGTCCTCTAATCGCAATATCTTCTTCATATGCACATTTTGGACATTTGAAATGCACATCTTTCTTAACTTCGGGCATTGTATCAAAGAACACTTTGATTTTTTCTAAATGCGATTGTTGTAAACTGTCCACGAATTCTTCCAACTCTTGTCTGGTTGTATCTTTTGCATAATAGACACTATCTTTATCGTAAATGTAATCGATACAGTCAATAAGAATTGTCATCATAATGTCTTTTTCATCCATTGTTTCATACTTCTGAATCATTTCAAAAGTTGGATATTTCAGACAAACACCTAGATTTTCATTAAGTTGAATTTTGTTTGTGTGACTTTCTGATTTTGTAGGATGAATTTCTAACAAATTTAATTTAAAATCAACAGATGTTCCACAAACTTTATCTTCACCCTTTTCATCTTTTACGGTGTTGTTACATTTGTATTTGAGTTCAACTACTTCTTCAACAGACCTTGCTCTGAGATTCATAAAAAGAAACTCAAGGTCAAAAGTAGGAATATTGTTAATGTCAATTTCATCAAGAATACAATTCTTTAAAACTTGACGAATAACTTCAATAGTTTCTTTTTGGTCTTCCGATTCGGCAGCCATTAGAAATAGTTTCTGTTCTTTCACCAAGAATGGGCGAAAACGAACAGGTTTGCCTGTCGAAATCAAATTGACAGAATAGATTGGTACATCGATTTTTGGTAACATAATAACCTCGCTTAATTAATTAAAGAGCACGACCTAATGGTAAAATTCTCGACAGACCAGAACCAAAGAGCGCAGTTGCAGCAGCTGCAAGGTCGTAAGTTCCCTGATAGATTGGTCTGTATCTTTGATAGGCAAACTGAATCGAAAGACGATGAAAACCATCTTCACTCCAACTCAAAGATTGCGGTGCAATTCCAATTGGAAATGCATCCATCAATTCTACTGCATAAATTTGTTTGATAAAATCATCATACTGAATAATTTTAATATTTGTAAGGTATCTTGATTGGACACCTTTTGGAAATCTTAAATTATTTGTGTCAGAAGGTATGATTGCTTCCATCCAACGGTCAAACAGTTTTCTTTCATAGAATTCGTTTGTGCATATAAATGTCAAAGTAGTATCTGCATATTGCACATTGTATGGCACTTTAAAAATAGGACCATAAATTTTAACATCAGCAGTTTGTAATGTTTTGCCTGGTAGTTCCGCACTTTCACATTGAAGTGCTAAATAACGGCTCATACCTGAATTGGCACTTGTAGATTGTTCGTCACTTCCTCCAGTTCGACCAAATGCAGAACCAATTGCATTTGAAACATCTGTAAACACAGAGTTTGGAAAATTCAAAATCTTTTCAATAATTGAATTTCCTACAAATTGATTGATATAAGGTGGAATAGGCAAGATAACTTCAAAACGAGAAGGCTTAGCTAAACCATCTTTTGCTCTTACATTAGATAAGAATAAGTTTGGTGAAAATGACATTAGAATTTTTTCCGTGAATCGTAGTAAACTTTACTTGTGTTTGCACCAACAAAGTTTTCTGCGGGCAACAATGCGGCAATATCCCACTCATCGGCTGTAATTTCTAAGAACCGAGAATCAATGTGGTTGAACAGATATCTTTTAATGCAAGGTTGTGCCTCAAATATTTTTGATGCTCTCTGTAAATAATGATAACTAATTTTTAATCTAGTTGTTTCATCAAATTTAGAATTGTTTGCCGCTTCACTTAATTTGTCCAAAAGGATGATACGATGCTTTGGGTGAATGTAATGCAAGTTCAACCCTAAAAAACCGTCTGGGTAGCGTTCTATTGGAATAACCAATGGGAACCTGTCGTAGTATGGCAGCGTATCTTTGTGCTTTGGATCATACAAATAAAAATACATGCGACCAATAAATGACTTATCACGAAGTCTTTCTTTGTCCCTCATTATTGATGCTGGTGAAGGTCTCAAATCATTTACTTTCTTTTTTAGCCAATCTCTGGCTGCATTTGTCCTTGGCGTAAGTCCTTCTTTCGCCAATGATGCTTGAATTCTGTCAATTAGTGTCGCCATTAGGTTATTTATCTCAAAGTCCCAACTCTTTTTCGGTGACTAACTGAAAATGCCATCCATGTTCTTTGCAAAATAAATCGGCAGCTTTCCATTTTGCTTGATTTACGGCATAGGTGGCAACTTCTGCCAGGTATCGTTGGGTCTTGCGTTTTTGCGTTGGCATCATCGTTTGTTTATACGGCTTCACCTCTATTATCGAAGTCTGCTCGGAGCCATCTTTCCGTTTGGTCCTGACAATGAAATCTGGAAAATATCGATGCACTCTGTTATCAACTGGCGAAACATAAGGTATCGGCAATTCTTCCGATGCCCACCATATAACTGCCGGATTATCATCTAGGTACTTCATTACTCTCAGTTCCCAATTGGAACGGTAGATAATGTTGGTCGCATTACCTTTGTATTTGTTTGGGTTTTTTGGTCGAAACCATCCTTTGTATGACATAAATATTATCTATCTAACCTACAGGACAAATATGGCACTTTTTGGATTCTCTGATATCTCTTTCGACAAAGGTCAAACTAAACGAGGACCTTTAGCTAAACTTGTTGGAAGCGAATTTGAAAGAACAACATTAAGATATCCACTTGATGTTGGTAATTATGACAAAGCACACTATGTTGTTTTTTATGTTCGCCAACAAAAAACAACTTCATTAACAAAAAGATTCGTTGGTAGTGAAAAATTTACAAGTGATGTTACAAATGTGGGCGCTGCAGGTGTAATTGATGCGATTAAAGCAGGTGGAGACATTCCAAGTAAAGCATTAAACGCAGTTAAAAATGGTGCGATAAATGCAGCTTCAGGTTTTATTGGAAAAATAACATCTGGTATTACTGGTGGTATTAATAATCTGTTTGCACAAAAAGGTGGAGGTTTCACACCTAATGCCGAAGAATCACAGAAGTTAATTGATACCTCGATTAAGAGAATTACCGAAAAAGGTTTGAATATAAATTTTAAAACCACAGCATTAACAACTGATGCAATTGCACTTTACATGCCAGATACTTTGAATTACAGTTATTCACAATCTTATGACCAGTTATCTTTAGGTAGTGAATTTGCGGGTCAAGTTTTTGCCGCAGGCCAATCTGCTTATGAAGATTATAAAAAAACTGGCGATTTAGGTAAATTAGGAGCATCACTTCAAAAATCAGGTGGTGAAAATGTAAAACAAATACTTGGAGAAGGACTTGGTAGTTTATTGAATAGTCAACAAACAGCCGCAGCATTTTTGGCAAGAACTGGTCGTGTTGTAAACCCAATGCTTGAAATGATTTACAAGTCGCCCAATTTTAGAACATTTCAATTCGATTTTACTTTTTACCCAAGAGATGAACGAGAAGCATTAGAAGTTCAGAAAATATTAGAAAGACTTCGTTTTCATCAAGCGCCAGAAATTTTAAAAGGCGATAAAGGTTCTGAAACTTCAGGATTTTTAGTACCTCCCTCTGAGTTCGATATTAAGTTTTATTATGCAGGTGGAGAAAACCCAAACATTCCACAAATTGCAACTTGTGTTTTGACTACAATTGATATCAATTACGCACCAAACGGGTTCTCTGCATATGAGGTACCTGGTGAAAACAAACCTTCTCTCGGTAGAACTGGTATGCCCGTTGCAATTCAAGCCACATTACAATTCCAAGAAACAACATATCTAACGAAAGAGGACTTTAGGGAAGATTTAGCAACATCTGCAACCCTAAGTTCTGCGAGAAAATAATGGCAAAATATTTTAATTATTTTCCAAAAGCATTATACAGTTCAAATACTAGAACATCAGGCCTTGATGAGATTACGAACATTACTGCAAGGTTTGGTTTTGAACAATCACTAAAAGAAAACTCATCGGCATTTTACAAATACGATTTGCAAGAAGGTGACACACCTGAAATTGTTGCGGCTAAATTTTACGATAGTCCTGAAAGACATTGGATCGTTTTAATGTTTAATGACATTTACGACCCACAATATGATTGGCCTTTGCAATATTCTACATTCATTGAATATGTTGATAAAAAATACTCTGCAAACAATTATGCAGATACCGCAAATACAAGTGTTACTGGTCTTTCGTGGGCAATGAATGTAACCAATGTTCATGCATATTACAAAGTCGTAACAAGAACAAATTTCGATAACATTTCAATCATCGAAAAATTAGAAGTTGATGCTAATACTTGGGCTAATGTGGCACCTACAACCACAAGTTATACCCTACAAGACAGTTCTACAATTACACAAGCCATCACTAAAGAAAAACAATCATATTATGATTATGAAAACGAATTGAATGAAAATAAAAGAAGTATTAAACTTTTAAAACCAGAGTTTGTATCTGCGGTCGAAAAAGAATTTAAGAAAGTTATTAAACAATGAGTTTTTCGGTAAAAAAGTCAACACAGTTCAAAATTAATGAACTTGTGGTGATGACAAAAGCAGGACCAATTGATATTTCTTCCATTTACGAAGAAATCAATATCTTTGATTCTGTTTTTATGCCTGTAATGAGCGGGCATATTATGGTAAGAGATGCAATTGGTCTTTCTGGTTCTTTAATTTTTGATGGTTCTGAAACTTTGCTTATCGACATTTCTAAAAGTGAACAAGACCCTGATATTGCCAATTTTAAAAAATCGTTTAGAATCTACAAACAATCAGACCGAATTAATAGTGGTCTGAATAGTGAATTTTTTGTATTGCATTTTTGTTCCGATGAAATGATTTATTCCAATCAACAAAGAATTAATCAGTCTTACGAAGGAACATATTCAAAAGTTGTTGAAAAAATTCTTACAGATTATTTAAAGATACCTGAAAATCAGTCTGGTGGTTTCTTTGAATCGACTTCAGGTATTCGAAAAATTGTTATACCTAATTTAAAACCTATTGAAGCAATTGAATGGGTAACAAAAAGGTCTTTGGATGCGAAACAATCTCCAAACTATTTGTTCTATCAAAACACAACTGGTTACAACTTTGTTTCTCTCTCTAAACTACTGACACAACCAGAATTGCTTGATGTTAGATTTGAACTCAAAAATCAAACACAAGTAAATGCAATTGAAGAAATTGGTGCGGCTCGTGGATTAGAAGTTATATCACAAACTGATATGCTTGAGAAAATTAAGTCTGGTGTTAATGCAGGACAGTTTATTGGTTTTGACCCAATTACACGAACAACTGCAAAAAAGAACATTGGGTTTGGTGATATGTTTTATAATATGGAACATGGTAGTGAAACACCCAATCAGTCTGTATTTGAAAACAGAGGTGGTGTTAAAAGCGTTGAAGCATTTGCATCAAAGATTTCTATGGCATCTTTTAATGCCGCAAAACAATTGAGCAGTTATATTAAGAAAAACGACCCGACTTCTCTTTCAAAGGAAGAAAGTATTGAAAACTGGTTGTTTCAAAGAACTGCCATTATGGCACATTTAATGAACAAAAGAGTTAAATTGGCGATGCCAGGTAACTTTCAATTAACATCAGGTTTCAATATTAATCTTAACGCACCTAATTTTGGTAGAAAAATAAAAGGTGAAGATAATGAAGATGTGAGTGTGAGTGGTAAGTATATGATTGTTGCTTCCAGACAGATTATTAAATACGACAAACACGAAACAATTATTGAGGTTGCTTCCACAACTACAAACAATGAGTATGTGACTGTAAGCAATCCAGAACAATTAACACAACTATTGAATTATTAATATGGCACAAAATGATTTTGCAGGTGCAGGTCAATTCGTTTGGTGGATTGGCTTTGTTGAAAGCAGACAAGACCCATTAAAGTTAGGTCGTGTTAAAGTTCGTTGCGTTGGTTGGCATGCTGATAATAAGATGCAACTTTCAACCGATGCACTTCCTTGGGCTCAAGTTTCTTTACCAACAAATAATATAAACCCATATGCACCAAAAGAAGGTGAAATGGTGTTTGGGTTTTTTACAGATGGAGAAATGGCACAAGAACCGATAGTTCTTGGTGTTTTTCCTAGTATTCCATTAAAACCTGCAAACATACAAGAGGCGTATAGTGACCCAAGAACATCTGCTGAACTTGCGAAATCACCAAGAACACCAGAATCAAAAACATACAATACTGATGGAACAGGTATTGAGATTGTTGAAAAAACACAAGCAAATAATTATCCATTAAACTTAGATGAACCAACTACATCAAGGCTTGCACGAAATGATTCAGATACAATTATAAAAACTTATATTCAGGAACGAAAAGAGAATAAAGTAACTGGAGTTTCAACTGTAACATCTACATGGAACGAACCTGAAACAAAATATGATACAGTTTACCCATACAATAAAGTAATGGAAACTGAATCTGGTCACATTGTCGAATATGACGATACACCAGGTAAAGAACGAATTCATATTGCACACCGAAATGGTAGTTTTACCGAATGGTATCCTAATGGTGACAGAGTAGAGAAAATTACAAAAGACAAATACTCTATCGTTATGAAAGACGATAATGTTTATATTATGGGAGACTGTAATATTACTGTTCAAGGAAATGCACAAGTTTATGTGCAAGGTAATGCTGATATGAAAGTAGATGGCAATATGAATATGACTGTTGGAAGAAATTTTGCGGCTGATGTTGGTGGAACAACTTCTTGGAACTCTGCCGGAAATTATAGTGTTAATGCACCAAGAATTGATTTGAATTAATATGGCGCATGAGTTTGTTGTTTTGTTGAATGGTGAGTTAAAGACATATACGAAGTATGAAGATATACCCGAAAGATTTGATAATGTCATTCGGTTTATACCTGAAATACCTGAACCACCACATACACATGAACAACACGAAGAAATGGATTCTTGGAATGAAAGATTGCAGGAATTAATGAAAAGAGAAACGAATGGCCATTAGTATTGTTGTCTCACCTGCGGGAGATTCTCCAACAGAAATACAGTCAACCGCCAGGTCCATAAGAACTGTAAATGCAACAATTACCGCTTCAGGTGATGAAATGGAATCAAATATTGTTGTGGGTGCAAGTTCAACTGGAGTCTCTGAACCTGGTGTAGTTATAACTTCTGGTCCAATTTTAGCCACTATTATTGGTAAATATGCGGATCCTTTTTTAGATACTTTTAAATATGTAAGTAAAGGCAGTAGTGATAAAATAGAAACTCCCACAATAATTGTTGGTGTGCAGAAGATGCCTTTAAAAAAAGAACTATATGATTTAAACCAAGATACAAGATTATTTGAACTTAAAACATATCAAATTACTGTTAATTATGATGATGAGTTTTTAGTTCCAGGCACAGAAACATTTACAGTAACACAAAAAATAATGAATGATTTAGAGGGCATTCGTTCATTTATGGATACTTACTACGATTAGGATATAAGATGCCGGCAGCAACAAGAGTTGGAGATGCAGATTCCGCACATTGCTCAGGAATGGTTAGAGCAGTAGGTTCTGGCAATGTTTTTGTCAATGGTATTCCTTGGTCTCGGCAAGGCGATGTGAACACAGTTCATTTACTCCCAGGCTCTCCTTGTCCCGCACATAATGCTCCGATTGCCGCAGGTTCTTCAAAAGTTTTTGTGAACGGAAAAGGTGCAGGAAGAGTTGGAGATGCTTTGTCAGGATGCACTTCTGTGGCCGCAGGTTCTTCAAATGTTTTTGCCGGAGGTTGAATAAATAGAAGATGACAACAGTAACGACAATCGATAATACAACAAGAACATTTCGAGACTTGGACTTGGCGTTCACCATTCATCCTGTAAGAAAGGATGTCAATGTTTATAAAGGTGAATATGCCGTCATTAACTCCATTAAAAATCTTGTTCTAACAAATCACTATGAGCGCCCATTTCAACCTGAATTGGGAAGTAACATTCGCAGACTTTTGTTTGAAAATGTTGACTCGGTTATGGCCGCACAAATTGAGCGAGAAGTTGAAGAAACAATCAATAACTTTGAGCCAAGAGCTCGTGTTTCAAAAGTTACTGCGACTGCAACGCCAGACGAAAACAAATACTCAGTTGTGCTTGAGTTTTTCGTAATTAACAACCCAAGCCCAATTACAATTAATTTTTTCCTAGAACGGATTAGATAAAAATGGCAGACCGTTTAAGAGTTACCGAACTTGATTTTGATACAATCAAGCAAAATTTAAAGAACTTTTTAAATCAACAATCTGAATTTACAGACTATGATTTTGAAGGTTCTAGTTTAAGTATTTTACTTGACCTTTTAGCCTACAATACCCATTATAACGCATACTATCTAAACATGGTTGCGAATGAGTCCTTTTTAGATAGTGCATTGCTTCGTGATTCGGTAGTTTCACATGCTAAAACTTTAGGATATGTTCCATATTCTCAAAGAGCACCAATTGCAACAATTAATTTTACTGCACAGTCCGCAACAAGTAATTCAGGTAGTTTAACAATTCCCTCTGGGTTTGCATTTTTGTCAAACCAAATTGACAACACATCATATAACTTTGTTGTCTTGGATGAAATTACTGTATTAAAAGCGAACAATCAATATTATTTTGAGAACCTTGATATTTACGAAGGTCAGTTAGTCACTTATGTTTTCAACTATGACCAAGCATCAAATCCAAAACAAGTATTCAATTTACCAGATACAAATATTGACACAACCACAATTAAAATAACTTCAATTCCTGCCGCAGGCAATACACAATTAACTGTTTACAATAAAGTTACCGATGTTTTGGATGTGACTTCATCATCCGAAGTTTTTTATGTGCAAGAAAACAAAGGTGGTAAATTCCAAATTTATTTTGGTAATGATGTAGTTGGTAAAAAATTACCCGATGGTGCGGTTGTTTCTGTAACATACTTGGTTACAAATGGAACTGCTGCAGATAAAGCCAATAACTTTGTTGCGACATCCGCATTGGTAGATTCTTTAAATGAAGGTATCAACAATTATGTAATTTCTCCCATCTCTGCCGCCTCTGGTGGTTCATTAAGAGAAAGTGTTGATGAAATTAAATTTGGTGCACCTGCACAATTTACCACACAGAATCGTTTGGTTACATTTAAAGATTATGAATCATACATCAAGAAAAACTACCCATCGGTAGATTCATTGTCTGTTTGGGGTGGCGAAGATGCGATACCTCCTGTTTATGGTAAAGTATTTGTGTCATTAAAACCAAAACAAAATTACTATATCTCAGAAACAGAAAAACAAAGAATTGTTGATGATATTATTTCACCAAAAGCAATTGTTTCTGTTGGTGCGGAAATTATTGATCCACAATTCTTGTATCTTTTAATCGACAACTATGTGGAATATGATAAAAACAAAACAACTCAAAGTGCTGAAGCAATTAAAACTTCAATTCGCAATGCAGTTTTAACTTATAACAATACAAATTTAAATAAGTTTGATGCCACTTTTGTTCTTTCTAAATTGCAAGATTCGGTAGATGGTGTAGATTTAAATGCAATTCGTGGTTCAGAAACTATACTGAGATTACAAAAAAGATTTGTTCCAGAACTTAATGTTTCAAAAACATATCAGATTGAATTCAATGCTGAATTACACCGTGGTACAACAACCAATCGCTTAGCATCATCAGAATTTGATGTGTTTGATTCGTTAGGTGTCCGTAGAACGGCACAATTAGAAGAAGTCCCAAACTCATACACCGGCATTACAGAAATCAATGTGACGAATCCTGGTTTTGGTTATACTGTTGCACCAACTGTAACAATTACAGGTGATGGAACTGGTGCTAGTGCTACTGCAACAATTGTTAATGGTCGTGTTCAAAAGATTACGGTTGTTAATCGTGGTATTGATTATACATCTGCATTAGTTACTATTTCTGGCGGTGATGGAGATGGATATGGTGCTACTGCTATTGCGGTTTTAGATTCCAGATTTGGTGATTTAAGAACTGTTTATTATGATAATTTTGCACAGAAACAAATTATTCGTGAAAAAGCAGGAACAATTGATTATCAAAATGGTATTATTACTTTAACTGATATTCGCATTTTATCTGTAAAACCAAGTGATGGTTTTATTCGTATTTCTTTAGAATCAGAAAAAGGTATTTTATCATCTGCAAAAAATACTATTATTACAATTGATAGTGCAGACCCTTCTGCTATTGTAACCGAACTTGTTAGTGTCTAATGTCTGATTTAAAAACTTCTTTACTTGTTAATCGCCAAGTTCCTGAATTTATTCGGGAAGAGTATCCGTTATTCATTTCTTTTTTAGAAGCATATTACGAATATCTTGAAACTAAACAAGGTACTCAACTCAATGATTTAACTCAAAGAGCCAAAGACCTTCGAAATCTATCTGATGTTGACGATTCAATTGATGATTTTGAAGAACAGTTTTTTGCAACATATGCCTCATTAGTATCTAAAGATGTTGAGGTTGATAAAGCGTTTTTAATTAAAAATGTTTTACCTCTTTACTTAGCAAAAGGTTCTGAGAACTCGTTTAAGTTATTGTTCAGAATGTTATTTGGGCAAGAACTTGAAGTTAAGTATCCTAAAAATGATGTTCTAAGAGCATCTGATGGTAAATGGAAAAGAGATGAGGTTATTAAGGTAACTCAAGACATTTCAAGTTTCTATACTGGAAATGGAACTAAAAAAGAATTCAATCTTGTTCCTTTTAACTCGGCATTAGATACAACCATTACAGTTTATGTGAATGGTTCTTTAATAGCAGCATCTAATTATTTTGTTCGTAAAGAAATAAACAAACTTTATTTTTATACTGCACCTGCAAACAATTCAGAGATTGAAGTATTTTATCGTAACATCAATATAGAAATATTTAAAAATAGAAAAATAACTGGTTTAATTTCTGGTGCAACTGCATTAATTGAAGAAATAGAGATTGAAACTATAAACAATGAACAAATTACTGCATTTTATGTAAATTCAAAAACTGTTGTTAGTGATTTTACAATTGGTGAAGCAATTTTATTTGATATTATTGCAAATGATGATACATTAATATATCTTCGTGCAAGAGCATTTTCTTCATTATTAACAATTACTGTTCTTGATGGTGGTGCAAACTATAATGTTGGTGATCCTATTAGTATTATTGTTCCTACTTTTGAGAGAGAACCAAAAGCGTTTATCTCTAAAACATTTAGTGGTAAAATTAATCAAGTAATAATTCGTGATGGTGGTGCTGGATTTCAAGTTGCAGCCAATGTTCGTGCAATAGGTATTCCTGAAGAAGAATTATTTTTTGCCGTAGGTGCAGTTAATACAACAGGTACTAATACACCAAATAGTTATACCATTTTTTCAGATGTAATTTCAGATATTGACCCAGCAAATAATATCATCTACAATTTAAATTGGGGTCTTTCTGGCGATACAGTTGCAAATGTAAATACTGTTATTTCACAAGCACTATCAAACATTTCTTACACCACTATTGGTGAAATTAGTAATGTTCAAGTTCTTATTTCTGAATTAGCAGTAACAACAACACCAACACTAAATGCAGACCCAGCGATTGTTGACATTGTTCCAATTGCAAATACAACCACCAACACAATCGTAAAAATAGATACTTTTGGTTCTTTAGGTAAACTAATAATTACTGACGGAGGCATAGATTACGCAGTTGGTGATGAACTTGTTTTTACCAACAAACCAATGAGTTTTGGACTTGGTGCTGCGGCCGAGGTTACAAATGTTTCTGCATTAGGAACAATTACAGAAGTAAAATTTGTTCCATCAAAAATCACTGGAAACGCAAGTGTAACATCTGCAAGTAATGTAATGGTTCAAGGTTATGAAACATTGTTTGAAACAGAACTAATTGTTGGCGATAAAATTATGATTGGTTCTAATACAAGAACTGTGGTATCAATTGCTTCAAATACTTCACTTAATGTAAATACAAGCTTCGGTTCAATTCTAACAAATAGACCAGTTAGACATTTGGGAAGATATTTGATAGGTGGTCAAGGATACACTAACGACAAACTTCCAACAATTACTGTAAGTTCTACACTTGGAATAAGTGCGAACATAGCCGTTACGACAATTATGGGTGATGGAGAAAATCTATTTCCCCGTGGTACTGGTCGTGCTGGTGAAATCCAAGAAATCACAATTCTTGATCCAGGTAAAGGTATTCGTACCACACCTCAAATTGTTTTGACTTCAATTGGAGATGGAACGGCTCAAGCAAATGCAACACTCAGTCCAACATTGCAAGAATTGGCCGGAAGATGGACTTCTTCAGATTCAATTCTTTCATCTTCCGACAGAAAATTACAAGGTCGTGATTATTACATTAACTATTCTTACTTGTTATCATCGGAAATTGAGTTTGGCAAGTATAAAAAAATCTTTAAAGAACTCTTACATCCTGCTGGATTTAAATCCTATGCAGAGCTAAATAAACTAAATGAATTAGATGCCAATAATGTGACAATGAACACATTAACGGTACCTAAAAATATTCGAACACTTTCTGGTACTGTTAATGTTAACAGCACCATTTTTGTTGTTGGAACAGGTACTAAATTTACTAAGGCAGCCAATCTTGATTTTATTGGCGCAAACACATGGATTGCCGTAAACTCAGAGATTCGCATGGTGAATTCAATCATTAGCGATACATTACTGACTGTAAATTCTGCCTTTACAATAACTGCAAATAATGAAGAATTGGTGGTATTGAATGTTGATTACGATGCGGTTGCAACAGAAGTAACACTAGACGAGATTATTGCTGAAAATGATTTGATTCTTTCAGTAGAAACATAGGAATAAAAATGTCAACGACAATTAGAATAACCGATTTAACAGAACTAACAACGCCCGATTCAAATACGCTGAATACGGTATTTGTGGTCGTTGATAAAAGTAGTGGTACTTTTACCACCAAACAACTTAGTCTTGCAAACTTAGACTTTGCAATTGACAATGTAGCACCTGTTGCGTTTGCAACTGCTAATCTTGCGTATGGAAAAGCAAATTCCGCAAACATTTTAGCACAAGCAGGATTTAATGCTGCTAATACCGCACAGGCAGATGCGAGCGCCGGATTTGCAAAAGCAAATACTGCAAACACCACCGCTGAAGCTGCATTTTCACGAGCAAATACCGCAAATATAATTGCAGATTCCGCTTATGCATTTGCAAATATTGCCAATATCAAAGTAGATTCTGGATATGCATTTGCCAATATCATCAACATTAAAGTTGATTCAGCATACGCATTTAGTAATACCGTAAATATTAAAGTCGATTCTGCGTATGCGTTTGCAAATACAATTAATATTAAGACAGATGCTGCCTTCTCTTTTTCAAATACAGTCAATATAACTGCTGATGCTGCCTTCGCACAAGCAAATGTTGCCAATGTTTTAGCTCAAGCCGCATTTGATGCCGCAAACACCGCTAATGCAGGTGTTGTTCAGGGTGCCTACAACCAAGCAAACACAGCTAACATTACTGCTGAAGCTGCATATGCATTTGCCAATACAATTAATGTAAAAGTTGATTCTGCACATGCATTTGCAAACACAGTCAATATAACTTCAGATGCCGGATTTGCACAAGCTAATGCCGCTAATGTTCTTGCTCAAGCAGGATTTAACGCCGCCAATACTGCTAATGCAACTGGTGAAGCATCCTTCGCAAAAGCAAATACTGCCAACATTACAGCAGAAGCTGCATTTGCATTTAGTAATACTGTAAATATTAAAACAGATGCCGCATTTACAAAAGCCAATGATGCACATAGTTTTGCAAATACGGTAAATGTCAAAGTAGATTCGGTTTTTGCTTTCGCAAACACCGTAAATATTACTGCTGATGCTGCCTTTACTAAAGCCAATGCTGCTAATGTTTTAGCACAAAATGCTTATAATTTTGCAAACACAATTTCAATTTCATTAAACAATCAGTTTATCACTAATGCATCAAATACTGCAAATGCGGGTTATAATCACGCTAATGGTGCGTTTAATCAAGCAAATACTGCACTCACAACTGCTGCACTTTCGTTTAATGAATCAAATACGGCAGAAACAATTGCTTTAGCTGGATACAATCACGCTAATGGTTCTTTTGATTTTGCAAACTCTATTAGTGCGTTGGCTCAAGGTGCTTTTGATAAAGCCAATGTTGCAAATGTTTTGGCACAAGCCGCATTTAATTCTTCGAATACAGTTGCCACCATCACTACTTCTGCATATGCTTTTGCCAATACTGTCAATATAAAAGCAGATGCTTCTTATGCGTGGGCAAACACCGTAAATGTTACTGCTGATGCAGCATTTAGTAAAGCAAACGCCGCAAATGTTTTAGCACAAGTTGCATTTAATGCTGCTAATACGAACTCTGCGGTTAACTTTGCACATGCTAATGGTGCTTTCAATCTTGCAAATATCGCAAATACATTAGTTTATAGTGTATCTTCTCACGCCAATTCCGCATATGATACTGCAAATATCGCACTTGCAACGGCTGCGATTGCAATCAACTACGACAATCTTGCAAATGCGGCCTTTGATAGAGCAAACTCTGCAAACATTTTGGCACAAGCTGCGTTTAATACTGCAAATAACGCAAATACTCGCACCATTATTAATGGATTAGGAAACTCTAAACTAGATTTTAATACTTACGGAGCCAACTCCGCATATCTAACAACCACTAGCGATGATTCTACTGCATTGTTTATGGGGACGGCAACTACTGAGTTATACGCTTATACAAGTATCCAAATTAGGGCTAATACTGGAGGAACATCAAAGGCATGGACATTTGGTGATGATGGTACATTAACATTCCCAGATAGCACAATTCAAAATACCGCTTATGTTCGTGCTAATTCATTGATTATTGTTTCTTCTGCGCCTGCAAATAACAAAGGTGCTGGTGGTGATACAAAAGGTATGGTATATCTTGCGAACAATTACTTCTATTATTGCACAACCGCATATGATGGAACGACAAATATCTGGAGTAGAATTGCCTCGACTGACGCTTGGTAATCAAAATAAATAAAGAATATGGCGACTTCATACACATCTAAAAAACTTGCGTTTAATAACGCAGAACAATTTAAAGAATCATTCTACGAACCAGAACCAGCTACACTTGGTTATGTGTTTATTGGCAATCATATTCCTTGGACAAATGATGATGTGCCTGATTCTATTTCAGACACCGTAAAAGATGAAAAAAGTGTTTGGGATAACATGTATGCCGCAAAAAGAGTTACAGGTAATGATGTTGAATTAGTTGTTCCAAAAATTGATTGGACAAGTAACACAAAATATCGTCAGTATGATGATACAATTGAATTGTCATCATTATTGTCAACAAATACAAGTCAAAATTTAAAACCAATGTATGTGGTGAACACAGATAAAAATGTTTATCTTTGCTTGTGCAATAATGTTTCGTCAAATTCTACCGTAGAACCATCAGGTCAAAATTTAGCTGCCAATGGAGTTATTGAAACTTCAGATGGTTATCTTTGGAAATATTTGTATAATGTTCGTGCATCTAATCGTTTTTTAACTACAAACTGGATTCCTGCACCAACATCTACTTCAAAATTAGATTATTCTACATCTGCCAATATTGCAGTTGATGGTGAATTATCAAAAATTGTAGTTACTAATGGTGGTACAGGATACATTCACAGTAATGTTATTGTTTCTGCATTTCAAACAGGTTGCACAATTTTAACAGTTTTGAGTACCGATGATGCGGTTTCTCCTAATTTATCGGCAGCTTTAAAAAATACCGCAAATATGTCAATTACAGGAACAGGCCTTGGTGGTTCTTACTATGTGGCTTCTGTCGATTCTGTAAATTTAAAAATCACACTTTCAACAGGTGCGACTGCAAATGGTGGTGGTTCAAATACTGCAAATGCACTTGCTTTAACGACAAGGGTTTATGTTGAAGGTGATGGAACTACGGTACTAAGTCAACCAAGATTAAGTGGAAATTCAATTCAAAAAATAATAGTTACCACAAGAGGTAGAGATTACACTTATACAAATGTGCGTATCTTTGGAACAGGAACTGGTGCTACTGCTAGAGCAGTATTGCCGCCAAAGTTTGGCCATGGATTCAACTCTGCAAAACAGTTAGGTGCATCAAATGTTATGGTTGCCATGAAAATTGGTGAAATTGATTCTACTGAAGGCGGTTTAATTTCTGCAAATACAACCTTCCGTCAGTATGGCCTGCTAAGAGACCCATATAAATATGGAGCAACAATCCAAGCAAATACTGCTGTAGCAAATAGTGTCATCTCACAGACGACAGATTTAACACTTGTTGCAGGTACGGCTTATAATTTAAATGAGTTTGTTTATCAAGGTGCATCAATAAACTCAACAAGTTTTAGTGGCTATATAAATGATTTTACATCAAATGTTGTTAGACTTACTAAAGTTAGAGGTTCTGCTCAAGTAGGTGCACCATTGATTGGAGCAAACACGAATCCATCAGGCAGACGAGTTATTTCGCAAAAGAATCCAGAGTTCCAACCTTATACTGGTGATGTAATGCATGTAGAGAATATAGTAAAAACAGAAAGAACAGACGGACAAGCTGAAAATCTCAAGTTTGTTGTAAGATTTTAAAGGAAAAAATAGTTCATGGCTCTTGAAACTAATTTTAATGTAAACCCATATTACGATGATTATGATGAGGATAAAAAATTCCTCAGAATGTTGTTTAAGCCTGGCTATGCGGTTCAAGCTAGAGAATTAACACAACTTCAAACTATTCTCCAAAAACAATCAGAAAGATTTGGAAACCATGTTTTTAAAAATGGTTCTGTTGTTACTGGAGGCCAAACATTCTTACAAGATGCGACTTATATTAATTTAAGTCCAACTTATGCTTCAACCGAAATTGTTGCAAACAATTTTATTGGAACAACCATTCTTTCCAATGACGAATCAAAGCGTGCCGAAGTTATTAAGGTATATGAAGCTATTGAAGGTGGTGACCCAATCACATTGATGGTTAAGCAAGTTTATGGTGAAGCTTTTACATCTGATGAAATTATTAAAACAAACGAAATTTCACCTGTCTATGCAAATACAACTGGTGTAGGAACAGGTCAAACATTTTCTGTGACAGAAGGTGTTTTTTTCTATGATGGTTTCTTTATTAAGAACGATTCACAAACTATAGCAACATCAAAATACAATAATAATACCGCAAATGCAAGAATTGGTTTTGAGATAACAGAATCCATTATTACTTCTTCAGCGGACACATCATTATTAGACCCAGCACAAGATGCGTCTAACTATCAAGCACCAGGTTCAGACCGATTTAAAATTGATTTAATCTTATCTTCACGCTCACTTTCTTCTACTGACATCACACAATTTATTGAATTGTCCCGTGTTGAAGAAGGTTCTCTAACAAGAAATTATATTTTTCCAATTTATTCTGTTCTTGAAGATACTCTTGCTCGAAGAACTTATGATGAATCAGGCAACTATACTGTAAAGCAATTTAATCTTGCTTTAGATACAAGTGCATCTAATACTGCAAACATGGATGTGATTCTGTCACCAGGTAAAGCATATGTGTTTGGTTATGAATACGAAACTATTTCTCCGTCAACAGTTGTTATTGAAAAACCAAGAGAAACAGATAATGTTCAAAACAAATTTGTTACCGCAGACTATGGTAATTTTGTTTATACAACCAATCATTATGGAAGTTGGCCAATTGACAATCTAAGCACAGTTGATTTACATTGCGTTTCAAATGCAAATATCAATGTAACTTCTACTGGTTCAATTACTAATACTAAAATTGGTACCGCAAGAGTAAAATCTGTTGCATTTGATTCGGCATCAAACACATCTAATTCACAAACTTATACTTACAAAACATTTTTATTTGATGTGAGTGTAGGTTCAATTACAGGTACTGCAAATGCCGCAACAGTAAATACTGTTCAACTTGCAAATACTGTTGCAGGTAATGTATTTTCTGTTATTGCTGATGCTTATGCAGGTGCAAAACTTCGTATTACTTCTGGTTTAGGTTCTAGTGAATCACCAAAATTAATTACTGCATTTAATGGTACAACACAAACGGTAACTCTTGCAGAAAATTTTATTACAACACCTAATAATTTATCACAATTTTCAATTGACTTTGAATTTAATGATGTTAAAAGTATTGCATCATTTAACAGCACAACAAAAATAAATTCTGGTGATATTGATTCTCGTTCTAAAGATTTAGCCTCAACATATGATGATACTTTCTTGACCGATGCAAGTTTTGAACCAGTTATTTTTAAACTTGGCCAAGAGTATATTACTCAAAATACAATTGCAGATTTTGTTTATTCTCTTAGACGACTTTATTCCGCACAATCATTTGGTGCCGCTGATTCTCCTGCACTTACAACTTATTCAGGTGAAACATTAGCTTCTGCAACAAGTTCAAGTTCAATCGCAGAAAATTATCAAGTAATTGTAACAAGTGCAGGCTCTTCTCCATATCCAGTAGGTTCAACTGTTCCTGCCAATAAAATTACTGATGTAAATACAACGACCAAAAAGTTAACAATTACCAATGCGAATAACATGGTTGCAAACATTATTGCAACATTAACTTATTCTTTAGCATCAGGTAGTCCAGCAAAATCAAAAACATTTGTTACTGCTTCATCTACAATTCAAAATACTGGTGGTGAAGTTGTAAACACAAGTGGTGCAATTGTTTATGCAAGTTCTGGTCAAACAACAATTCAAGCAAATAACATTATTAAAACACCAGATACCGCACAAACATTATATGTTTCTGATGTTGTTGATTTAATTCAAGTTTTAGATTATAATGGTGCCGCAGTTTCTAATACTGGTGGTTCTGACATTACTTTCAAATATACTTTAGATATTGGTCAAAGAGATTCTTATTATGACCATGCTTCAATTAAATTAAAACCTGGTTTTGCACCACCTGTTGGACCATTAGTTGTTCGATATAATCTTTATACTTCATCTGGTTCAGGATTCTTTACAGTAGATTCTTATCCAGACTACGCAACTATTCCAACATATGAATCACCAATTACAAATACCGAATATTTTTTAAGAGATTGTTTAGATTTTAGGCCTGTTCGTAAAAATGCAACCAACGCATTAGATTCTGGTACTGTAACTAAAACATTTGATGTTGACCCTACAACTTTTGGTCCTAAAATACCAGAAAATGGTTCAGATATCATTTTAGATTTCTCTTATTATCTACCTCGTATTGACAAAGTAATTTTAAATAAAAATAGAACTTTTGAAGTAGTTAAAGGCCAATCTTCATTGAATCCTACTCCACCTAAGGACAAAGATGATTCAATGAATCTTTATATTCTTCGCAGTCCGGCGTATGTTGCAAACACAGGTGATATTCAAGTTCAATATGTTAACAATAAGCGTTATACAATGCGAGATATTGGTAATATTGAAAAGCGTGTTGATAATCTTGAATACTACACATCATTGTCATTGTTGGAACAAGATGCCGTAAACAAACAAGATTTGACTATTCTTGATACCACAAACTTACCAAGATTTAAAAATGGTATTATTGTAGATTCGTTCAAAGGACATTCAGTTGCTGATGTAACTTCTGCTGAGTACCATGCATCTATTGATCCAAAAAGAAAAGAGTTAAGACCATCATTTAATGTATCGTCTTATATGTTCACTTTTGATGCTGCCAACTCTGGTTCATATTTACAGACAGGTTCTTTTGTAACTGTTGCCGCATCTAATACTGCATTTGTTGAACAACCA